CTGGTGTTATGCCGCACCTCAAAATTTACGATGCTTCATCTCTTGCTTACCGTCAGGGTCGTACTCGCCGTGGAAGTTATGCTGCTTATCTTGATATCAGTCATCCCGACATTATATCATTTTTAGAAATGCGTAAACCTACTGGTGATCCTAATGTACGATGTATGAATCTACATCATGGTGTTAATATCACTGATGATTTTATGAAACTGATTGAAAACTGTATGTTGGATTCAGAAGCAGATGATTCATGGCCTTTGATTGATCCAAAATCCGGAGTAGTACGTGAAACAGTTTCCGCCAAAGCTTTGTGGCAACAAATCTTAGAATTACGTATGCACACTGGTGAACCTTACATTCATTACATTGATACTAGTAATAAAATGTTACCTCAATTCCTAAAAGATAGGGGATTGAAAGTACATCAATCAAACCTATGTTCTGAAATTATTTTACCAACAAATGAAGAAAGAACTGCTGTATGTTGTTTATCATCTTTAAATTTGGAGCATTATGATGAATGGAAGAATGATCCCTTGTTCCTTAAGGATGTTGCTGAAATGCTCGATAACGTTCTGGAGTTTTTTATTGTTAATGCACCTGATACCATTTCCAGGGCTATATACTCTGCTAGCCGTGAGCGCTCTATTGGCATTGGTGCCTTAGGTTTTCACGCTTATTTGCAAAAGAATAGTATTGCGTTTGAAGGTGTTATGGCCAAAGTTGCAAACAATCAAATATTCAAACATATAAGGAGCAAACTAGATGAGGCTAATCAAATTCTTGGAAAAGAACGTGGGGAAGCTCCTGATGCTGTCGGCACTGGCCAGCGTTTCAGTCATCTTATGGCTATTGCTCCAAATGCTTCTTCGTCTATCATTATGGGAAATACTAGCCCTAGCGTTGAGCCTTATCGTGCTAATGCTTACCGTCAAGACACTTTATCAGGCGCATTTCTAAACAAGAATAAACACCTGGATAAAATCATCCAAAAACACGCTGAGATTCATCCAGAAGGATGGTCTAGTGAAGTATGGAGTAGTATCATGGCGAATGATGGTTCTGTACAACATTTAGAATGGTTGGATGAAAATGAGAGAGCAGTATTTAAAACATCCATGGAAATTGACCAACGTTGGGTTATCGAATTGGCTGCTGACCGCCAACAATATATTGACCAAGCACAATCATTAAACTTGTTCTTCCGTCCAGATGCACATATCAAATACATTCACGCCATACACTTTATGGCATGGAAAAAAGGATTGAAAACACTTTACTATTGCCGTTCAGAAAAGATTGGTAAAGCTGATAAAGTTTCTAAGAAGATTGAACGACAAGTTATTAAAGAATTGGACATGGTTCAAGTAGCACAAGGAAATGATTGCATTGCTTGTGAGGGATAAATGAAACCCACTATCGCTATATTCTTACATCAACCAAAATGTTCGGTACAATCTGGTAATGGAATAATTAAAGCACTAGAGACACATTACAACTTTAAAATATTTACAAAGCATGAACTAGAAAGTGATTTCTTTGATAATGTCGATATTGTTGCTTTTCCTGGTGGTTTGGGTGATAGTGATAGTTTTGATTTTTTATTTAAAGATAATCGTAGTCGCATTTCTGATTTTATTCATAATGGCGGCCGCTACCTGGGAATTTGCATGGGTGCTTATTGGGCTGGTAATAGTTATTTCAATTTTCTTGATAATGTAGAAGTTGAACAATATATAACACGACCAAATACCGACACACGTAGGCCTCATGCAAAGAACTTAAAAATTGAATGGTTGGGTAAACAGGAGAAGATGTTCTTTTATGATGGTTGTGCCTTTGGACCAGGACAGTATGAAATTATTGCAAAGTATATGAATGATGATCCGATGGCCATTATTCAGAACAGGATAGGTTTAATTGGTTGTCATCCTGAAAGTCAACCACATTGGTATAAATCATATAGTTGGATGAGAGGCCTCTATCACAATGGAGAACATCATAAACTATTATTAGAATTCACAAATAAATTAATGGAGAGATAAGATGAAGATATTAAGATTTACAGCATCATGGTGTGGGCCATGCAAATCATTAGCAATGAATTTAGAACAAGCAAATTTACAAATGCCAATTGAAGTTATTGATATTGATGTTCAGTCTGATGTTGCAGTTGAATATGGAATTCGTGGTGTACCGACATTAGTGATGTTGGATGAAAACATTGAGGTTAAACGATTGGTTGGTTCTAAAACCATCACAGAACTAAAAGAGTGGGCTACAGTATGATTAAAAAAGTTGATTCAAGACTTACAGATGAAAGAAACAGTTTTAAACCCTTCAATTATCCATGGGCATATGATGCTTGGTTGAAACACGAACAATCACATTGGCTTCACACAGAAGTTCCAATGATGGAAGACGTTAAAGATTGGAAAAAGAAACTAAGCAAAGAAGAAAAACAATTTCTTACACACATCTTTAGATTCTTTACACAAGGTGACATTGACGTTGCTGGTGGTTATGTGAAGAACTATTTACCATATTTTCCTCAACCAGAAGTTCGTATGATGTTGTTAGGTTTTGCGGCAAGAGAAGCACTACACGTTGCTGCATATAGTCACCTAATCGAAACACTCGGTTTACCTGAAGCCACTTATAACCAGTTCTTAGACTATCAAGAAATGAAAGATAAACACGATTATGTGTTAGACCTTTCTTCTAAGAATGGTGATGCCGCTTCAACTGCAACCCACATCGCCGTGTTCAGTGCTTTCACTGAAGGGATGCAGTTGTTCTCCTCTTTCATCATGTTATTGAACTTTCCACGCACAGGTAAGATGAAAGGTATGGGACAGATTGTTACTTGGTCAATTGTTGATGAAACACAACATGCTGAGTCAATGATTAAATTATTCCGTACCTACATAGAAGAAAACAAAGAGATATGGAATGATGAACTTAAAGGCCGTATTTACAGCATTGCAGAAAAGATGGTTGAACTGGAAGATAAGTTTATTGACCTCGCCTTTTCTATGGGCGCTATGGACGGTCTATCTAGTGAAGATGTCAAAAAGTACATTCGTTATATTGCTGACAGGCGCCTTATATCTCTTGGTCTTAAAGGCATTTTTAAAGTGAAGAAGAATCCATTACCTTGGGTTGAAGAAATGATTAACGCACCAACACACACAAACTTCTTTGAGAACCGTGCAACTGATTATGCTAAAGGTGCCTTGTCTGGAGATTGGAGTGATGTGTGGGCAAACTAAATGAAGACTTATAAAAGTATATTCATTAGTGATGTACATTTAGGCACCCGTGATTGCCAAGCGAGTAAGTTAAATAATTTTTTGAAACATAACACCTGCGAGACTTTATATCTTGTGGGTGATATAATTGATGCATGGAAGATACAACAAAACAAATGGCGATGGAAACAAAGCCATACCAACGTGGTGCGTAGAATTCTTGGCCACGCTAAACGAGAAACAAGAGTTATTTTCATAGCAGGTAATCACGATGAATTTTTAAGACCAATGATACCTTACGGGTTTTCTTTTGGTTCAATTGAGATACATAATCAAATAGAACACATAGGTGTTGATGGCAAAAAATATCTTGTAGTTCATGGTGACTTGTTTGATGGTATTACTAGATTGGCACCGTGGATAGCATTCTTAGGAGACAAAGCATATGACATTATTCTTACACTCAACAATAAATTTAATTGGATTCGTCGCCGTATGGGTTTTGGGTACTTTAGCCTTAGCCAGTTTCTTAAGCACAAGGTCAAAAAAGCAGTAGACTTTATATTCAAGTTTGAAGAAAACTTGGCCAACTACTGTAAAAAACGTGGGTTTGATGGTGTTATATGTGGACACATACACCACGCAGAGATAAAAGAAATTAACGGTGTTATATACATGAATGATGGTGATTGGGTTGAAAGTTGTACAGCACTAGTCGAACACCATGATGGCCGTTGGGAAATTATAACATGGACACAGGAGAGCGATGATGTTGTTGCAGAATAAAATTACTATAGTGGTACCTTGTAGAAATGAAGAAGAATACATTTCTCATTTATTGGAACATCTGAAAAAACAAAATATAGGTAGTACCAGAATAATAATTGCTGATTCTTCTACTGATAATACGAGAAAAGTTATCGCAAGTAACAAAGGTGATTTGAATGTTGAGATTATTGATGGTGGTACAGTTTCTGTTGCAAAAAATAATGGAGCTAAACTTGTTACAACGCCATATATACTTTTTATAGATAGTGATGTAAGATTTTTCTCAGACACAGTTATATTTGATTCTGTAAATGAAATACAAAAACTGGATTTAGATTTAATTGGTTTATATGTTAAATGTTATGACGGCGACAAAAGAGCACAAATAGGTTTCATGTTGTTCAATCTAATTAACAGCATAATGAAATATTGGTCGCCATTTGCGATTGGTGCTTTCATGTTAACTCGTACCGACAAATTTTGGGAATACGGTGGTTTTGCGGAAAAATATGGAACAAGTGAAGATTTCTTCCTATCTCAAAAATATGATATTAAAAAGTTCAAACTAATGAATCATTATTTTGGCCAAGATAGTAGAAGATTTGAAAAAATGGGATACTTTGGTATGGCATGGTATCTTATTAAAAATTTTTGGAATAGAAACAATGAAAAATATTGGAATAGTGTAGATTATTCAAAATATTGGAAATAAAGGAAACATATGACAACAAGAACAATAACAGCGGAGTGTAGTAGCTGCGAATCCAGTTACGATGTAATTTTTATGGAAGAACTAGTATCAGAAGAATTACCTGAGTTTTGCCCGTTTTGCGGCGAAACGATTGATTCATTATCCGAAGACGAATATATAGAGGATGATGAACTCAATGATGATGAAAAATGGGACTGAACTGGACATATAAAGACAAAGAATTTACAGAAGAATTGATTGGTGACAATTATGGTTTTGTGTATCTTATAACCAACGATGTAACAAATAAAAAATACATTGGTAAGAAGTTTTTCTATTCCTCAAAGACTAGGCAAGTGAAAGGTAAGAAGAAACGATTCAAAGTTTCCTCTGATTGGCAAACTTATTACGGTAGTAACGAGGAATTGAAAAAAGATGTTATAATACACGGACTAGATTCGTTTAGCCGAGAAATTATACATCTATGCAAAAGCAAAGGTGAGTGTGGTTATCTTGAAGCAAAAGAACAGTTTGTAAATGGTGCTCTGGAGACAGATGATTATTACAATTCTTGGATTATGGTTAGAGTAAGAAAATCACACATTAAAGGATTACAATGTTAGATTATTTGAAGGAGGTTGGTGGGGAATTTGATGCTTTATTTTTTCTACCAATGGAAGAAGAAGATAGTATCAACATTATGACTAACAAATATAAAAATCCAGGACAACCAATAAAAGGAAACATAATTGGCGATTGGTGGCACATTTTGTTGTTTAAATGCAACGAAGAAAATGGCCAAGTCGAGGACCTTGATATCTTTGATGCCATATTTGCCGATCCTAGGGAATACATATCTGGTTTAATACCACAAGGTTGGTATGGTGTAATTGCAAAGAAAACCACAACCTCCCATAATTTCCTAGATGATGCTATTGACAAGTTCAAGTCAATGATGTAAAATA